CTTTTCAAATGCTAAGTGCATTAAACAGGTGTGTAGTTTTGATTTTGTGATACTATCGTATTTAAGAATGTTCCCGTTAGTAAGTCCGTAGATAGATTGATACCAGCCCCATTTTGCAGCGAATCCCGCATTTGCTGAGGAAGCTCGACCTCCTCCTGTGTTGCTAAATAATTCAGGGTAGTTTTCAGTAATTCGCTCTTTAAATTCCAAAAAAAAACAAGCGCACCAAAAGCAACATCCAAAGTAACTTCTGTCATGTCGTACTTTTCAGCACTATCGTAATCTTCTATTAAGTATTGCTTTTTCTTTTTAAATGTTATTGGTCTAAATAAAACACCCATTGCTTTGTGCATGGACTCCCAGTCAGCAAGGTAGGTATCTAAGTCAACGTATTCACCAAAGCTAATGTCATCGAGTTTAGGTATAAATCCAAATTCTTTACCATTCATATCGAATCTATCTATAAACTTAGGTGTATTAGTAAACAACTTTGTAAGTTCTTCAGTAATATTATTAATGTCGCTTGCTTTTATTTGTAGAACATTCTTTAGTGGTATATTACAAAAAACCTCAATCATCTTCTGTTGTAGGAATGAATCCAGCTCTTTACCCTCAGCAATCTTTAACCACTTTTGGTATTGCTTTAAAGTAACTTCATTTAGAGTTTCAGGTATGTTAATTGTAAGTTTCATTTATATATAAACGTTTTAATTAGTGAATCGTTATATACAAATATAAAAAAAATAGGCAACGCTCTTTTGCCGACTACCTATTTTACCAAAACGCAAATTAATTTTTTGCTTAATCAAATATAATAAAAAGAAAAGGGACTCCCTAAAGAATCCCAAGTCAGTTAATTGAAAATGAAATTCGAGCTCCATTTTAATTAATTGTAAAGATAATAAAAAAAAACTACCTATTACAGTAGCTCTTTAATTTCTGAGGACTTATGCTAATATACATCGGCTGCCTCTAATATCTTATCTTTTCTTATCTTATCTAAATGCTTGAGGGTGGCTTAAGCGTGGCTTTAATAAATGTGATATTCTCCTAAACTTGGATTCTGTAATTGGTAGCTAACTGCATACCTCAGCGCATCAATAGCGTGATTAAAATTATCTACTGGTGTTTGTGATTTCTTTTCTAACCAACAATAGTTGTTAAACTCTTTTATTAAATCTGTACTATCTTCAGTTATTACTAAATCATAATCTTGCAGTAAACTAATTCCAAAGGTAATACTTCCTTGTCCTTTAATTGCTGGCACAACATTGCAATCTCTACTTAGTTCTGTTATTAATCTTGGTTCTGCTGAATCACCAACTATTAAATTATCTGCTGCAAACTTTTTATTTAATACTGCTATTTCGCTTGTGGTTAATTTAGTTTGGTAGAAACATAGTTGTATATAGATAACTTTATTTTCTTTGTCTATACTTGTTTTAACTAATGTGCTTGGGTCATTGCTGAAACCATAATCTTGACCAAATACAACTTTACCTACTTGTTGGAACTCTCCAATACTCCAATCAGTAAATATAACACCTTCTGCTTTATCAAGCCAACTACCTTCAATTGTATGCTTGTATCTGTTTGGCCTTCTAACCTTCATTGTTTCAATCTGCTTAATATAGCTTTCTGAAAGGTTGTTTATATTGTCTAAGTATGTTGTGTGAATGTAGGTAGTATCTTCTTTAGTTATGTTACTACCAGCAGCAACACCTCTATCTTCAAACCATCTTTTATAAATGAAATGTTCTTTGGTTGTTGGATTTAATATTAATATTACTCTATTCTCTTGGATTTTATTTCTTACAGATAAATCTATTTTATCAAATATATCTTCATCATTTAATTCTTCTGCTTCATCCATTACCCAAGTAGTAATGCCTTGTAATGATTTAAGGTTTGCTGTTTGGTCACCTGAGCTTGTTTTAATACCTCTAAAGATTATCTTGCTTCCGTTACCCTTGTTAATTATTTCATCCTTTGTTATTTTAAATTTATCAATTAGATTTAATATTTCTAACTTCTCAATAAATTCTGGAATGATACTAATGCTTGCAGCTCTTAAAGTAAATCGTGTAAATAGTATTGTGTGACCAGCTTGGTAGGTAAGTAATAATAGTATTGAATTAACAGCAAATGATTTACCAGAACCACGACCACCAGTTACAATAAAGTACCTTGCAAATGATTCTTTAAATACTAAATATTTTTTATTGAGATTTAATTCTTCCAATTACTTCTCTAAAATCAAAGTTAACTTCTTCAGTAGTGTTTACATCAACAGTATCTTTTTGTTTTCCGTATATACTATCTAACACCATGTTCAAGCCTTGTGCATCTCCTTTCTGTATAACCTTATCTATGACAGCCATAGCCATTCTGTATTCGTTAGTCATCCAAACCTCTTCACCAGTAACAGGATGAATTCCTTTTGTTCTAAGCTCTGCTATTTCTTTTAGGATTGTGCTTCTATTCTTTGAGCCTTTTGGTCTACCTTTAGGATTGCCGCTCTCCCCTTTTTTGAATGGTATTAAATCTTCTTTGCTCATTTTTCTGTTCTGTATTTGTTCTGTATTTATTTAAAAACATTAATAGCTTTCTTTCAATTGCTTTTGCTTTCTCTTTCGTATTCATATTCGTTATATAATCTTTTCATTGTATCAACTAAACCTTTAACACAAGAACCGCAGCTGGATGTTTTACGATTTGTTTTAAACACTCTATTGTGTATTTTTAATAGTCCTTTTTGTTCTGGACTGTTAACTATATTTTTATTAATACTAAAGAATCCTTTTAGATATATGTACTCCTCTTCTGTTAAGCATTCAGGGTCTTTGTAAGGAAACATAGAATTTAGCTTTTTCTTTCTTGCATCGCATCCGCAGTCCTTTCCAAGTTTGTCAAATATCCAGTCAGTAGCTTTCTTTATTCCTGTAGCCTTTGTAACCTTTTCTATGCTATCGCCTAAACCTTTACTTTTCATTTTTTATATATGCTATTTTTAACAATACTAAGTAACCAATTAAATCACTAAGCGTGTCTTCTGTCTTATCGTATAATCCTTTGTTTTTTATCCTTGCTAACTTGTCATCTATTCTAACTTTGATTGCTTCGGTAGAATCTAACTTGCTAAATATATTAGAAGGATTGTTTGCAGTATCTCCGTAAGCTGCGTTCTTTTCTAATAACAAGTCTATAACTTCATTACCTATTTTTTTAATTAAGTATTCAGTCTTCATTAATCTTTTTTTTTATTTCTTTAATACAATTGTTTATTGTTCTCCATACTACAACGTGTGAGATGTTGGTTGCTGCTGATAGTTTTCTAATACTGTGGAATTTCTTTCTATATAAATTAAATAGCTTTCTATCAAACCAGTAAAATTCGTCAACTATATCGTCAACCATTTTTTCTATATCTACATAGCTATCGTTGTCAGCCTCAATAATGTTTTTTAAATCTTTTTCAATTAGTATTTCTTTGTCTACTCTTATTGTATCAATGAATATATTGTGCATCATCTTATATATAAACGCTTTATTTAAAGAATCGTTATATAGAATGTCATTAATTTTTACTTTACCGTTATAAATTTTACTATGTAAAGCAATGTAAAAGTCGTGTAATAAATCTTTTGCTGGCACTTTACTGTTGCTGCTTATTTCTTCAGCCATACTTAACCAAGTAGATTCATCTCTTACTAATATTTGTAGTATGTTATCTACTTCTGAATTCATCTAACTCAAGTAATATATTTACAAAGTCATCATACTTTAAAGCAATGTAATCATCTTCAAAGTTTTTAGTAAATACAACAACAGGAGTTTTTAATGTTCCCCTTGCATCACCTTTGCTTTGCTCTAATGCTTTCCAGATGTTTAGCTTTTCTTGGTTTTTACATTCCCAGCTATATTCAGATAGTATACCAGTTGTAGTTAAAATATCACCTTTAAAGCTGAGGCCGCCTGAATTGGGTGTCCTTTTTATATCTGTTTTAAAACGTTTAGCTAAATCTTTTGAAATTTTCAGCTCGAACCTTTTACCTTTTTGATTTGAATTTAAACTCATAGTTTTTGAAAGTGTTTTCTTATTATTGCTCCAAGTTCAGCGTCATTAGGATATAACCTACACAAAAAATTAATACTATACTCAACAGGAGTATCACCACTAACATAGTAGCTGTCCTTTGTTTGTCTGTATTCATTTAAACCCCTTTTTTTACTCATTATAAAAAAAATATGTAACTATTGCACCAGCAACAAAACTGATTAAATGTGTTGTAATAATTAATGCTAATAATCCGTTCATTTTTTAAATGTATTAAATTTTTTCTTAAGTTCTGCTGTTTCTTGATATGCTTTTACATTTTGCATTGTTAATAATAATTGCTTTTTATTTATTTCATCAATTGTGCTTCTTAGTTCTATCATACACTTTAAGCTACTTTGCAGCGTCTCTACTGCATCCAATTTGCTTTGTGTTACCTTACCCACCTTTAAGCCTTCTTGAGCCTTTAAAAGCAATATTTCTAATTTGTTCTTTGTAATTGTATAATCTAAATCTGTCATTGTTTTAAGTTCATCGTTAATAAAAACTCATCTCCTAATTCTTTATCTATCTTTTTAATAGTTCTGTATATCTCTACGCTTTTTCTTTTAACCTCTTCTTTCTCTGCTTTAGTAGAGTCTGTTCCTAAATGTGCATACAAACTGCAATCTATTTCTAAAAGTGTATCAATTTTTCTTTTATCAGTCCAGCTTTTAAATCCTGTAAACTCTTCTATGTTTTCGTATTTGTATTTCATTGTTTTTGTTTTAGTACATTATTACCACCAATTGTAAAACCTAAGCCACCATTGTAATCAAAACACAAAGGGTCTTGTAGTGTGCAGTTACCACCAGTTTCTCGGTCTTTAATTTTTTCTACTCTTACTTGTGTCATCATCCATAACTCAGGAGAATTTATGAATCTATGAATGCTTAAAAATCCATCACAGCGATTTGCAAACACTTGGCC